TGGTCTCAACCTCCCTAATTCAAGTTGGAACTCTTTCACCCTATTACTTACGTAATAGAGAGCCAAAGGGCTCTCTTAATTACCGTAATAGGGATTGGGTGATCGTGGATTTCACAATCATCACCATTTTCTAACAACACGAAATTTAAAAATTATGAAAAACAAAAAAATTCTAGCACTCGATCTAGGCACAAAAACAGGCTGGGCAGTTTGTCTAGCAGATCAAAAAATTCTTAGTGGCACTGAGAATTTCAAATCAACACGCTTTGAAGGTGGAGGCATGCGCTATCTTCGTTTTAAAAACTGGCTTGACGAAATGAACAAGCTCTCAAGTTCAATCGACCAAATTTACTTCGAGGAAGTCAGGCGCCATATCGGAGTTGACGCAGCCCATGCTTATGGTGGCTTTTTGGCTCACCTGACCGCTTGGTGTGAAGCAAAAAATATCCCATATCTTGGCATTCCAGTTGGCACGATCAAGAAGCATATCACTGGCAAAGGTAACGCTTCAAAAAGACAGATCATCAGCAAAATCACTGAAATGGGATTTGCTCCCAAAGATGACAATGAGGCTGATGCTTTGGCTCTGCTGGATTTAGTAATCAAAGATCAAGCGAGGTGAATATGCAAAAAGATTATCAAAGCCCACTGGGCAGGATGCAGCCAATAAAAATCGACATTGAGAAAGTCAAAAAAGATGGCTGGAAAAATGACGGAATATTGGTGGTCAAAAAAGATGATGAGCGTCTGAGTTGGGATGAGCAAGAGCTTATCAAGCAAATTGGCAACAAAATTTACAACAATCAAAATAGGCAAAAAACATGACAAATGACGCAGGCACGCAGTGCCGAGTAATTTGCATAATTCAATAAATAAAAATTAAGAATTATTATGAAAAATCAAAAATGGACTAAAGAAATCGTTGCTGATCGCTTTGAGGAGGCGGTCAGGACTTTGAGCAGACTTCCTGCTGTTAGGGTTAATGGCTATATGTCAGCTTGGCCAGAAATTGTCTACACCAAAAGAGAAATAGCCATGATGGATCAAAAGCCAAAAAGATGGCCACCAACTGCTAAAGCTATATCCAGCATGATCGAGACCTGCAAATGGATAAATCTTCTTACTGAAATTGATGATCGCAAAGTCATCTGGCTTAGAGCTTCAAGACTGCCTTGGAAGGAAATTTGTAAACAATTGGGAGTTGCTAGATCAACTGCCAATTGGAGATGGCAAAAGGCTATACTCACAATTACTAACAAACTAAATTGATTTCCTATGTTTACTAATCACTAAAAAACCATTGGACATTTCAGGCTTATTTGGGCTATATTTTTTTCATCCTCAAAAAATTATAGATACAAATCTTCACCGAAAAAAATTAATATTTTAAAATCTTGGCAATCGTAAATTTACATTTGGAAAATCAGGCGACAAAAAGCCTAAGCCAGATTGCAAGTAGACAAATACCATTCATAGTCACAAAAAGCCTGACCAATGTGGCACAGAGATCGCAGGCAGAAGTTAAAAAGCATATCAGGGAAGAATTTCATATTCGCAAAAAATCAGGTGGATTTGAAAGTAGCATAAGAATTAAGCCGGCAAACAAAAGAAACCTAACCTCTCAAATTTACACCATGGCAGCATTTGCTAGCCTGCAACAAACAGGAGGTAAAAAGAAAGCCAGAGATGGCAGGCTGGCAATACCGATTTATAACAACATCAAGGATGTTAAGAGAAAGACGGCAAAGAATAACCCATCAGCATACCTCGCTGGCGATGCTTTTAAGATGAGAACTAAATCAGGCAAGGAAGTAATAGCGCAGCGTAAGCGTGGTGGGCTGAATATCTTATATTTTTTAAGGAAAGAAGCTGATGTTGAGAAGAGATTTGATATGATTGAAGTCACTACTAAAGCAGTAAACGACTCTTTTGGCATGATCTTTAGAAGAAATTTACAGGATATTTAAAAGCAAGACAGGAAATATCAAAGATTGACACTGGGATACCAATATGGTAATTTAAAAGTTATTAATAACAAAATATAAATATTATGAGCACAAATATATCCTTAACTCCAGAACTTGAATCATATGCCAAAAATCAAGTAGCAAAGGGACTATATGGTTCAATTAGTGAATTTATGCGCGAAGCTATAAGAATGCATAGAGAAAGAAATTTAGAGCATCGTTTATATTTACACGAAATGCATAAAGAGCTAGATATGGCCGCTAAAGAAATCGATGATAATAATATCTCAAAATTTGATATGAATGATACTATAGAGCAATCTTTGAAAGATATTTAAAGCATGCCAAAACAACCTTTGCATATCTATAAAACACCTACTGCTGATCGTAAGATCAAAGAAATCATTAAGTTCTCTGTCCAAAAATGGGGTAAAAGTACGGCGAAAAACTATGCTCTTGATCTAGAAAAAACTATACGGTCAATAGCATCAGGAAAATTAAAAACCAAAATAAATAAAGAATTTAGCACAAGATTTAGCTATTACCGAGTAAATAAACATTATATTTTCTTTGAAATTCAAAATGATAAATTAATTGTAGTTACGTTATTTCATGTAGCTATGGATATACAAAATCGTCTTACAGATGAAACCACATCAAGTAAATAGTAAACAAAAGTGTTTGTTAGTAAACACGCTCCCTTTCCTTATTTAAATTATTAGAATAAAATAGGTACTGTGAGCGATCTATCCATCGAGGGTAACGCGCACCGCAGGACTTTTTTAGCGTTAGCCTTTTAAAAGGGGTACGCACAACTTTCAGAAAATTTCATTTAGTACGCAAATTCATTGGTTCTTGCTGGTGCGTACCATTTTATTTTTAGTACGCAGATAACAAAATTAAGCAAAAAACATGAATGAAGATTTTTTGCCAAAAATGGCAGACCATATTGAGATGAAGTCGGTTGAGGAATTAATTCCATATTCCAAAAATGCTAGAACTCACAGTGAAAGCCAAATAGCACAAATTGCTAATAGCATAATTGAATTTGGATTTACTAACCCAGTTTTAATTGATGGGGATAAAGGAATAATAGCTGGCCATGGAAGATTGATGGCAGCCAAAAAACTAAATTTATCTCAAATTCCAGTTGTTATTCTTGATCATCTATCTGAAGCGCAAAAGCGCGCTTATATTATTGCTGATAACAAATTAGCGGAAAATGCTGGATGGGATGAAGAAATTTTAGCAAATGAACTTCAAGATCTTAAAGAAGAAAATTTTGATTTAGATTTAATCGGTTTTGAAGATCAAGAATTAGAAAAGTTATTTACCAATCTCTATGAAAATGGCGAACAAAAAGAAGAAGAAAATATCCCAGAAACAGAAGAAAACCCAATCTCAAAATCAGGCGATATTTGGATTCTAGGAAATCATAAATTAATTTGTGGTGATTCTTGTAAAATAGAAACTTACCAGCTCCTTTTAGAAAACGAGCTAGCCGATATGACCTTCACTGATCCACCATATAATGTGGATTATGGTAATACCATGAAGGATAATTTAATAGGCAAAAAGAATAGTAAAACTGGCAAAGAATATAAAAACGCATCAGGTCAAAGAACTATTTTAAATGATAATCTAGGCAATGATTTCCCTAAATTTCTTTTTGATTGTTGCTCAAATATTCTGGCTCTTACAAAGGGAGCTTGCTATATTTGCATGAGCTCATCAGAGCTCCACAGCTTGCAAAAATCCTTTAGAGATGCTGGTGGAAAATGGTCAACATTTATTGTTTGGGCAAAGAATCATTTTACTCTTGGTAGGTCAGATTACCAAAGACAATATGAACCCATCCTCTATGGCTGGAAAGAACAAAATGATCATTATTGGTGTGGCGACAGAAATCAATCAGACGTTTGGTATTTTAATAAACCAAATAAAAGCGATTTACACCCAACAATGAAACCAGTTGAGCTATGTAAAAAAGCAATTCTTAATTCCTCAAAAACTGATGATATAGTTCTTGATCCCTTTGGCGGAAGTGGCTCAACCTTAATTGCAGCCGAACAAGCAAAAAGAAGATGCAGAATGATAGAATTAGATCAGAAATATGTGGATGTTATCATTAAAAGGTGGCAAAATTTAACTGATAAAAAAGCGACTTTACTGAAAAGTGGAGAAACTTTTGACGATATTTTAAATAAGGTAAATGCAGGATCATAATTCAATAAAAATCGAGGCACAAAAACTGGTTGATGAACATGGCAAAAAAGCTATAAATATCGCCAAAAGAAAGGTTGATAATTTAAACAATCAACATAGCCGAGAAAGTGATTTTGCCTTTTTGCTTTTAAACGAAGTAGAAAAGTTAGTTGAAGAGCTTTTAGTATTATCTTTTTAAGAAATAAAGGTATAATTTTAAGAGCTGTTATTAACCTTAAAATTAAAACACTCATGAAAAAATTATCTTTAATTTCAATTCTAGCGTTAGCTTCTTTAGGGCTTTCTTCTTGTAGTTATGTCCATAATCATCATGGGCATCATGGCAAGAAACCCCATGATAAGCACACCAAATACATGGAAGAACATTTTAAGAAAGCTGATAAAAACAACGATGGTTTTATCTCTAAAAAAGAGCATGAGCAATGCTCAAATACCAAATTCTCTAAAATGGATTTGAATAAAGATGGTAAAATTTCAAAAAAAGAAATGGATAGCTTTAAAAAAGCTAAATGGAACACTCATCGCAAGGGGAATTAATCATTTAAGATATTTGCCCTGAAATAATTTTTTGGGCAAATTTTAAGAGCTTCTTCATCCCAATTATTAGTACATCTTTAGAGATTAAAAAAATTATAATTTTTTAGATTATTATTAGGTATCAAGTTGCATCATAAGCTTTCTTTCATATTGCTTTAATCTGGTAATTTCGTTCATTAAATAAATAACTTTATCTCTATTAAACTCATGTTTTAACCTTAGTTCATGATTTTGAATATTTTGTCCTAATTTTTGTAATATATTTTCTATTTTGCTCATTTTTTGATAAAATTTAAAGTTAATAAACAAGCTCTAAAGCCCTTTACAGTATAGCTTCTTATCCTGTGTCTATCAAGTCAATTAGCACTAATTTATCAAAGTTTTAATCAAATTATTCAAAGAATTTATGAAAGAATATGGAGCTATCAATAAGAGGCTATGCAAGACATCGAGGCGTCACCGACGGAGCTGTTAGAAAGGCCATAAAAGCCGGTAGAATCACCAAAAATAAAAATGATAAAATTGATCCAGAATTAGCAGATAAACAATGGTCAAAAAACACTGATCCAGCCCAAGTTAAAGAAATAAAAAAGGAAGAGGAAATAAAACAAGAAACTGGAAACTACAATCCATCTCCATTTGGCCCAAGTTACCAACAAAGTCGAGCCATAAAAGAAGCTTATAATGCAAAACTAACAAGGCTTCAATTTGAAAAAGAGTCAAAGAAGTTAATCTCAGTAGATGAAGTAAAAATCAGCGCCTTTAATACTGCAAGAATGACAAGGGACAGAATATTAAATATTCCTGATCGAGTAATTCCTCAGCTGGTTGGAAAAACTGATATTCACGAGATGAAGGAATTATTAAAATTAGAATTAGTTAAGGCTTTAGAAGAATTATCCAAAAATGATCCATGATGATTTATATTTTAAGAGTTTTTACGAAGGTCTAAAGCCAGATCCAAATTTTAATGTTTCCGAGTGGGCCGATAATCACAGAATTTTAACCTCAGTATCATCGGCAGAGCCTGGACCATGGAGAACAGATAGAACTCCTTATTTAAAAGAAATAATGGACTGCCTTTCGCCAAGCAACCCTTGTGAAAAGGTGGTATTCATGAAAGGTGCGCAAATTGGTGGAACTGAGTGCGGAAATAATTGGATGGGTTTTGTAATCCATCATGCACCTGGGCAAATGCTAATTGTTAATCCAACAGTTGAGACGGCAAAACGAACCTCAAAAATGAGGATTGATCCAGCTATTGAAAATTGCCCAGCTCTAAAAGAAAAGGTTCAAGATCCAAGAAGTAGAGATTCTGG